GCCGGACCACAGGAATGCATAGAAGAGGTGTTTCATTGCCGCTTCTCCTGCCCCAGAGCGGCCCGGTAGCCGTTCGCCGTGGCGATGCCTGTGCCTTCCGTGAGAAAGGCCCAGGTGTGGTGGTACTGCTCGGCCTTGTTGATGACCGGCAAGTAACGGAGCATCTCGCTGCGCAGTTGCATGTTCTCTTCCTGCAGCTCTGCGTATGTGGGCATGTCTGAGCTCATGGGGTTGCTCCCTCCACCAGGGCCAGGGCCGCGCGGGCCTTCTTCTCTGCCTCGATTCGCGCCTCGGTGCCGAGAACATTGCGGCTAGCCATCAGCCAATCAAGCGCCTCCGCCAGCGTATCCCGCTGCCCCAGCAGCTGGCGCGGCGTAAAGCCGGTTTCGTGGTGGACCGTGCCTGCCTCGGCGAATAGGCTTGCTATCTGTGTCGCTTCAGAAAGACTGCTACTCCTTCCGGGATGAACCTGGGCGACAAGACGGTTCTCAAACTGTTCCTCTCCCCGTCTCCATCCCGCGTGTTGAAGCGTGTAGACCCAATTTCCTTCCGAGAGCCAAGCCCCCGGCCTGTCGTTGATTGCTTCGCTCATGACGGCTCCTTGGTCAGCAGTGCTGTGATTGCTTCCTGTGCTGCGCGGGCGGCTTCGACGCTGGCGAACACGCGGCCGTTCTTCTGCATGTCGGCAAAAGAATTCCTGTCGCGCTCATCGTCAAACCACGACAGCTCATGTCCCGTGTCAGTGATGAAGTACCCCGGCCCGGACTTGATGGGCGCCTCGATCTCGCGGTCGCCTACCGTGATGGTCTTGGGCTTGATACGGAACGTTTGCTGTCCGGTCACCATCAACGACCCGGCTACAAGATCACCCAGCCATCCAAGCGTGTTGTCAAACACTGGATACCAGATGCCAAACTGATTTTTCGCCTCGACAGTCTCCCCATCTGCGATCCAGCGCAGCACTTGCGCGTGCGGGTGCTCTTTCTTCATGACTGCTCCTTCTTGCGGGCGCGCAGCATGGCGTCGGCCCACGCCAATGGCCACTGGACATACAACTGCTTCACCTGCTCCCTACGCCATGCTGCCGCGGCCTTCTCATGCGCGCTTTTGGCCATCGCGTATTCGCGGATCCTTGGCTGAACGCAGTCCTCTGCATCCAAAAATTCGCCGACCCCCTCCAGCTCGTTCTGTTCCTCTTGGGTGAGTCCCGGAGGCACTTTGGGGGCATTCGGTTGAGCGGGGACAACTGGCTGGAACCAGGGCTGGGGCTCGGCCGGCGCGTGCGCGATGAAGTAGTCGCGCAGCAGCATCCCGCCGCTGGGCGCGATCTCGTAGCGCTCGTCGCCGTCGCTGCTGATGCCGGTGAACTGGGCGTTGAGGCCCGGGAATGCGTATTCGGGCATGGCCTATCTCTCCTTGAAACACAAAACGGATCCGGCCACGAATACCGGGGTGAGGCCCTCGCAGGCACGGGCCGCGCCGCGCGCAATGCGCTGCTCCTGCGGCGTGGGCTGGGGCTCCTGGGCGCCGGCATCAGCGCAGCCGCTCAGGGCCAACAGGAGCAGCACAACAAGGGCGGCGAGGCCCAGAAGCAGCGAAGCCCGCTTTCTTAGGGCGGGCTTCTTGCGGCGGGGCAACTGCTGGAGTTGGATGGGCGGGGTCATGGGGACTCCTTGATGGCGACGGGCGCAGCAGGTGCTGCCGCACACGGGCCGTCGTGTCCTGGCGCACGGCTGCAGGTCCAGCCGGCAGGCGGCTTGTCGCAGGACGCGGGCGCGGCCTTTTCGGCCAGCAGTCGAATTTCCTCGGCCAGTTCATCAAGGGTGTTGAAGTGCTCTTGATTCGACTCGCTCATCTCGACCGCGCCAGTGTCTGGGTCGTAGCTGCTGCGCTCGTCAAGATGCGCCTGGGCCTTTGCCTGGATGTGCGCAGCGGCAGCCAGCAAACCGGCATGTGTCGAGGGCGCTGCAGGTGCCTGGGCCCGGGGCGCTGCTGCCAGCGCAGAGTGGATCGCAGCATCCCAGACAGGACGGAAAAACTCCCCATCAACAGCCTCATTCTTCGCGCGGAAGCCATCTGCAGATTCGGAATTCCACCAGTTTTCAAAATCCATCATGCTGTGTCCTCAGATTGCATCAGCGCTGAACTCCAGCGCCTGGGGTTGGGTTGCGAGCGCGGCGCGGACCAGCTCGGGCGGCATCGGCTCAGGCCGGGCCAGCAGGGCGCGCAGGGATGCCTGCAATGCGGCGTTGCTGGCTTGCAGTTGCTCGATCACGAACTCGGCCACGGCCGGGTGGCGCGCGGCCATTGCGGGGTCAGGCAGCATTGCGGGCCTCCTGCTTTGCCTGGCGCTCCAGCGCGGCGGCCACGCCCTCGCTGCAGTGCTCGAGCGCGAAGTCCACGAGCGCGGTGTGAAGCTCGGCGGCGCTGGCCTGGCCGACCATCAGCCGCGCGAACACACTGCGCACAGGCTCGTTGTCGCAGTCCAGGGCGTGCAGCAGCAGATCGTCGGGCGACCAGCCGCCGCGCGGGCCGGATATGCGGCAGTCGAACCAGTCAGCGGGCTTCTTGAGACGCAGGCCGGCACGGATCTCGCGATCAGCCTGGACAGCCCAGAAGTTGCTGGCCGCGTCGTCGTCGCTCAGCCGCTGCACGTGGGCATCAACTGCCAGGGCATCGAGGCATGGGGGGCGGGCGTTCATAGCGCGCTCCCGGTGGCCTTGGCGATGGCTGCACGGGCAATGTCGCCCAGCATTGCGGTCACGTTGACCAGGGAACCGTCAGCCTCCCTGCTCAAGCGCTCAATCTGCTGGAGCGTGGCCAACATGGAAGGAGCAGCGGCTATCAGGCGGGCGTCTGGCACAGCCACTTCGATGTGGCCTGCTGGACCATGCACCCAGCCTGATTGGAGGCCGCGAGCCAGCCCGGATGTGTGTTCCTGGATTGCCACGGTCCACGGGCCGGGCGTGTGCTTGTCTTGCATGAAGCCTCCTTGCGGCCCGCAGGCCAATGAAAAAGGCCCGTAGCGGTGAAGCTGCGGGCCAGTGGAAAGAGCCGGCGCCCGAATGGGCACGCCTGGGGAGTCAGGGAGGGTTGGAGATAGTCCCCCAGGGCCCGGCTGGAAAGTGGTGGTGAAGGTCGATGGAGCCGGGTCAGAACCCACTCCTAGGTTGATTTGCCAAATGGCTCCAGCTCCATCGCGGCGGCGTCCTGGGGGCAGGGCGCCTGCGTGATGGGCCCGGCGCGTGGCCGGGGTGAGGTTCAGACGGAGCACTCTTCCAAAAGAAGCTCCCAGTCCCGCGCGCTCTGCTCGAGCGCGCGGCGCCTTTGCTCATCCAGGATCCGGTAATACGCCTTGCGGTTCTGCTCAATGGCTTGAGCATTCGCGCGGAGGTACTCCGCAACGATGGCGTCGTTCTTCGCGATTTCGTCTGCAAGCTGCAGAGATGTCATGGCGGTGCTCCTTGTGAAACCTCAGGCCCCTGATCCAAGGCCCTGAGGTTTTCGTCCTGGCTCTTCCCGGCAAACCGGCTCCAGGACTCACAAACCCCTTGATCGTCGGTGCATCCCTCCGCGATCTCTCACGGGCTAGGAAGGGGGCTCACCTTCATGGCACCACAGCAGCGGGCGTTCGCCTTCTTCTGCCTTCCCATCGTTTCCGACGCCGGTTGACCATCTGGCCGGTGACGGCCCTGGCGCTGATGCGCTGTGTGGGCTGCTGTGGTCCATTGTTAGCCTAGGCAAACAACATGTCAATAGCTTGGGCTAACTTTTTGTTCGTCTAGGCTTACAATGCTGTTGCACTTCTTCCCCAGGAGTGAGGAGCTATAGATGCGTGTTGAAAAGTGGACCCCCGTGCAAGAGGCGAAAAAAAAGCCTGCTGCGAGCAGGCTTTGGGAGCGACTGTGTGCGGCGCTCGACGTGATTCTTGATCTAACTGTACCTGTCGGGTCCGTGAGTGATCATGAAGTTCGTCTCCCCGTTAAGCAGGGCTGGACGTTTGTTTATTATTTGCCATGCGACCTCGGTGAGGTTATAGGGCGACACATATGGGGTCATTCCCGGCCCAGCCACCGGCTCTATTACGCCAGCCCGTACGAGACCTTGCACGACGCCATCCCTCATATCAAGAGGATTGGTTCTGGTCTGCTTGGCCCAGTAGAACCGAAGAACTTGCTTTTCGTATTCAGTCAGACTGCGGAGACGTTGATCGATTACCCTATTTCTTTTCCTGGAAATATTAATTTTCCTGAGTCGTTTGAAGGATATTTTCACGATCTCAATCGAGATAAAAACAACGCAGACGATGAGTGTTATTCCGATAATGTTTTTATAGTCTACTGCATACTTCGCGACACCAATAGTCTCAAGAAATTCTTTGGGGGAAAATGCAAGAATTGCACAAACAATGGCTACTGGTATGCAGTACCTTGGAGCTGCCTTCAAGAGTTCTATGATCAACTCAGATAATTTATCGGGCAAACTATCCTCCTTTTGTGCTGATTGATGCCGCTACTTAAATTTTTCTTTTGTTCTCTACAACTTCTATAGAGAGCCGATCACTTTCTTCGGAAGCTTCTTCGGTGTTCAACCATCGTCCCTATTACTACAAGGCTATGCTCATCACTCCTAATGGTGGCATAGTCTTCATTTAGCGGCACCAACTCAAAAATCTCTACGCCAAGCTCGCTTATGCCGCGAACTCTATATTTTTTGAACGTGGCCTCTCTTTTTGAGTTTCTTGCGGCAACATAATCTCCGGGCCTAGGAATAACCTCAGGGTCTATTAGAACCAAATCTCCTTCATTGAATTCGGGAAGCATTGAATCGCCATCGACTTCCAGAAAGAATGCCCAAGGAGATGAATTGTTGTCACCATAAACCACGCCATAACCATCTCCTGGCTCATATGGGCAAGACATTTCCTTTACCCTGCCAGCCTGTATTTTGGATATGACGGGATACGCCCTCATTCCCACATGAGCTGGTTTAACATTTGAATCAAAAGACTCATCTTTTGCTCTTGGCACATCCTTTTGGCCAATGCCTTCAGCGAGCCATGCAGGAGATATCTTTAAGCCGTAGGCATCGCAAATTATTTCGGCATGCCTGCGACTTATTGTCGCGACCTTTTCTGGCAGATTGAACCAAGCGGAAACGGTGGGCCGCGACACAGCACAGATCTTGGCGATGTTGGCCATCAGCCCGCGCTCGAGGGGCTGCGGGAACACTTCGCGCAGCCGGTCTTGTAACTTGCTCATTAGCTCAGCCTAACTTTTTATTTGTTAGCTTGGGCTTGCATTGTTTGTTAGCCTGATCTAACATGCCGCCATGAACCAACCAGCAATCCAAGTCATAGAGGCGCTCGGCGGCACTGCGGCGGTAGCGCGCATCTTCAACCTGTCCATGCCTAGCGTCAGCGACTGGAAGAAGGACGGCATCCCGGAGGCCCGGGTGATGTTCCTCAAAGTTGCACACCGCAAAGCACTGGCTGGGCTTGATCTCGTAGCAGCCACATCCAGCAGATCCGGCAAATCTGTGCCCGCCGCCCAACCCCAGCAGCCGGCGCAGGGCGGGGAGGTGGCCCATGGCTGAAACCTCGAAGCGCCGCCGCGTCGGCCCGCTGCCGTGGCAGATCAAGCTGCGCCTGGCTCGCCAAGAGCGCCAGTGGGTAGCGCTGGTCGGAAAGCCCGGAGCCCTTGAGGCCAAGCTCGCTGCGCAACAGGCCGCGCACTCTGCCGCCATGGCGGCCATGGCCGCGAACGCCGCCGACCTCATTCCCCGCGCGCTGCCCTGACGGCTGCCGCACCCCGAATCCCGATCCCAAAGAAGAACTGCCTGGAGGGCAAACGAACCATGTACGCCGACCCGAGCCACATCCGCAAGCACCGCGTGAACCTGTCGCTGAACGACGCAGAGGACCGCCTGGCCGAGGCCATGGCCGAGTTCAACGGGATGCAGAAGTCTGTGTTCCTGCGCGAGCTGATTTTGGAAGGGCTGTCTCGATTTCATGGCGGCAATTCTCGCGACGGTGCTACCGAAAAGCGAGCAGCACAACAGTGACGCCTCAGCGTCTTTCGAGCACCGATTGCGTAACGCGGAAATGAACTCCAGTGCCAAAACCTCGACACCTCCAGCAGCTGGACCTGACGGCCCAGGAATCGGCTGCGCTGGATGCCTACGCCCAGGCGCACGGGCTGACGCCCGAGCAGGCGGCCACGAAGCTGGCCCAGCAGACGCTGGCTGCCCGCTACCGACTACCCAAGCAGCAAGGCCGTGTGCTGCCATTCAGGAGGCGGCCATGACCACCACAGGACTTTTCCGTAACGCAAATGTGCGGTTCGGGAGCGCGGCATGAACATCCAGATCCGTTTCGCCGGTGTCGATGGCCAGCCGCCCCAGCCCATGCTGGTGGTGGACTTCGCGCCCACGCCGGTTTCCATGCCACTCGCAGACCAGGAACTGGAGCTGCGCATCCAGGCCCAGGCCTTGCTGATGAGCGCCGACATGCTGGCGTTCGAGCGCACCAAGAACCTGATGTACCGCCGCTGTGCCGATCAGGGCAAGAAGGCCATGTATGCGCTGATCGGCCGCCGCTCGCCTGAGCGTCAGGCCGAGATGGCGCGTGCGCTGGGAGGTGGTCATGAATAACCCATGGTTCCGCCTCTATTCCGAGTTCGCTCACGACCCCAAGGTGCAGATGCTGAGCGAGCCCATGCAGCGCCGTTACGTGATGCTGATGTGCATGCGTTGCAGTAACGGCCTCGTAACGTTACATGACGAAGAAGTAGCGTTTCATCTTCGAATTACTGCCGAGCAGTGGGCCGAGACGAAGGCGCTGTTCATCACCAAGGGCTTCATCGACAGCGACCTCAATCTGCTGAATTGGGAAAAGCGTCAATTCAAAAGTGATAGCAGCACAAGCAGCAAAGACCGCGTGGCGCGTCATCGTGCGAAGAAAAAAGAGAGTGCCGGTAACGCTGTAACGGGAGATGAAACGTTACCTGTAACGCCTGATAACGCTCTAGATACAGATACAGATACAGAAAAGAAGAAAGAACCTAACGGTTCTGTCGGCAGCGCCGACGACCAGCCCGGCGAAATCGCACCTGGCAAGCCAGGACTGCCCAACTGCCCGGTTCAGGACCTGGTTGACCTGTACCACGAAGTCCTGCCCGAACTGCCCAAGGTTCGCCTGCTCAACGAGGGCCGCCGCAAGGCCGTGGGCAAGCTCTGGCGCTTCGTCCTGACGAGCAAGAAATCCGACGGCACGCCCCGTGCTGAAACCGCTGAGCAGG